ATGGAAAAAGGATGGAAGCCTACTCTCAAGACAGAGAAGGGTAACATCATAGTTAATGAAGATGTTCTTGCTAAGATTACAGGCATACCTGAATCAGAAGCTATACTTAAATACTTACTGTTACAGAAACGTGCATCACAAGTTAAGTCTTGGATTAAGTTTTGTGATCCTGATACCTACAGAGTACACGGTAGAATTAAAACACTAGGTACAGTTAGTACTAGATGTAGTCATCTTGATCCTAATGTAGCACAAACCCCCGCTACCTATTCACCGTATGGTGATGAGTGTCGTACTTGTTGGACAGTAGAAGATGTAAAGAACTATTCCCTTCTAGGTTGTGATGCATCTCAATTAGAACTACGTGTACTAGCTCATTACATGAAGGATAAAAAATATATACACCAGATTTTACATGGAGATATCCATACTACTAATCAACAGATGGCTGGACTAGAGAATAGAGATCAAGCAAAGACCTTCATATACGCCCTAATTTATGGGGCTGGTGCGGCTAAGATAGGATATATAATGAATAAGTCTGCACGACATGGACAGGATACTAAGAATAAATTCCTACAAAATGTTCCAGCTTTAAATAGTTTGTTAGAGAAAGTCCATGCATCTGCCGAAAGAACTAATATGGTTAAGGGATTAGATGGTAGGTACTTCCATGTACGTAGTTTGCATAGCAGCTTGAATGTTTTAATCCAAGGCGGTGGTGCAATCATCTGTAAAGAATGGTTGATACAGATAATGAAAGAGATCAACCAATTACAACTGGATGCCAAGCCAGTTGCCAACATACACGATGAAATTCAATTTGAGGTACGAAAGGAGAATGCAGAAAAACTAGGAGAAATAACAAAGACTTGCATGAAACGGGTCGAGAAAATTTTAGGGCTTGACTGCCCTCTCGATTCGGAGTATAAGATTGGAACAACATGGGCGATGACCCATTAACATTTGAAAGGTAAATATAAACCATGCCTGTAGTATCTGGTAAAGCTTATTGGGCAAAGCTTGATAAAGCCCAAAATCCTTTTGACCAAGCAAAACCACGTTGGTCAATAGACGTATCTCTTAATGCAGAAGGCATTAAGTTTATGAAAGGTCACGGTGTTCCTATCAAAGATAAGGAAGATGACCGTGGTAAATTCGTTACCATGTATAAGGATCAGTTCCTAACTAACGGATCTGAATTACCTAAACCACGGTTAATGGATTCTCAGAAGAACGATATCGCTGGTACGCTAGTAGGTAACGGTTCTCTGGTAAAGGTATCTTTTACTCCTCGTGAGTGGAAGATGAATAACCGAAAGGGTGTACGTGCGGTACTTAAAGACGTACAGGTATTAGATTTGGTGGAGTATTCACCACCAGATGAGTTTGATGTAGAAGAAGGATATGTTTCAGATACTCCTTCGGAAGCATCAAATACTAATGGTGATGATGATCTTAATGATGACATTCCATTCGATTAATTAAGATCATCTATAACACCACGAGCTAGGGGCATACATAATGAGTAAACTTCAGAACTTAGTTTCCGATATTCATCAATCACTAACTTCTGGACCTCCACCCCAGGAAGCTGATCTGCATAAGTTTCTCGCTGATGTCTCTAGCTCCCTAACTAAAGCATTCTCCAAGAGGGATGAAGAGGGTCAAGTTAAAAACCCTCTTCGTTTCTCTAGTATTGGTAAACCCACTAGACAATTATGGTATGCTTCTCGTATATCAGATCAAGCTGAACCCCTTCATCCAGCTACCCGTATTAAATTTTTATACGGTGATCTTATTGAACATTTATTACTTTTGTTAATTAAAACAGCAGGTTATAAAGTAACTGAAGAGCAAGGTGAGAAAAGAATAGATGGCATAGTAGGCCATATGGACGCAAGAGTTAATGGTGTAGTCGTAGATATTAAGAGTGCATCTCAACATGGCTTTGATAAGTTTGTGAAGGGTACGATATTTGATGACGATCCCTTTGGATATATAGCACAGATATCAGGGTATGCTAATGGAGAAGATGAAGCTGCCTTTGTTGTTATGAATAAAGTAACAGGGCAAATCCATGTATGTACTATAGATTCTATGGAGATGATTGATTTCAAAGAGAAAGTTAAAGACGTAAAGTCTCTAATGAAACAAGACGTACCACCTGATCGTTGTTATTCTGACGTACCTGATGGTAAGAGTGGCAATAGAAAACTAGCAGCAGGTTGTGCGTACTGTGATTTTAAAGTAGAGTGTTGGAAAGATGCTAACGATGGAAAAGGATTACGTAAATTTAAATACTCTAATGGTTCACGTTTCTTTACCAAGGTAGTTAAACGTCCACAAAAAGATATAATAGAAGAACAATTGTAGATGTATAGAAGCCAAGCTGAAAAGGAGTTTGCTACATACCTATCGGAAAGTAAGATTGAATTTGCCTATGAAGATTTCAGGATACCTTATGTGGTATCTAAACATTATACACCTGATTTCTTTTTTAAGAAGTATGGTTTCTTTATTGAATACAAAGGATATTTTAAATCGGCTGACAGGAAAAAACATTTACTAATTAAACAACAGCATCCTAAGTTAGATATTAGATTTATATTTCAGAATGCTATGAATAAATTAAGCAAGAGGTCTAATACAACGTATGCTGATTGGTGCGACAGACATTATTTTAAATGGTCGCAAGGTAAGGTTCCTCGTCAATGGTTAAAAAAACAAAAGTAAAAACTACTATACATGTTTATAAAGAGCATAACTTATTTGATAAATTTAATTCATTTGTAAGTAATACTACTTCTATTAATGTAGAGCTTGAAGATAAAGATAAAGTTCCACCTAAAAGTCCTGAACAATTATTATTTTTAGCAGTAGTATACCAAGCATTACTTGATGCTACTAAACTACAACGTGTTAATGATTCAGAAGAAGTTAAACGCAATAGAAGAGAAGCGGCTAGTTGGTTTACAACTGAACATGGAACTACCGCTACTGATTTTGAGGAAGTATGTTTTCTTGCAGGGCTTGAACCTCATTTAACCAGATCCTTTGTTAAGAAAATATTTAACAAAGAAGTAAGCTTTGAACGTAGAAGAATTAATGTCTTGATTAACTCTAAGGATGAAGGTAAAAAGAAATGATGAAAGACTTCCTTTTAAATACTGAAGGACTAAAATTTAACGGTGAGCCTATACCACCTGAGATTAAATTAGAGGATGTGGTGGATACTAAGGTTGACCATCCTCCTCACTATACACAGAACTCTATGGAAACTATAGATGTTATAGAAAATTCTATGCCTCGTGTACATTTTTGTGGATATTTGCGTGGCAACATTTTAAAATACATGTTAAGATATGAATATAAGGGTGGTACTGAAGACCTCAAGAAAGCTCGATGGTATCTTAATCGTCTTATAAAAACACTAACATAATCAACTACTTATACATATAATTGGAGAATGAGAGAATGAAACCTGTTTCTGAATACGGGCCGACTGTGCCTTCCTGTAATGATCTACACGCTTCTAAGTACCGCTTACCTAATGAATCATTTGATGAATGTATGGCACGTATAAGTCTTCATATGTCAGATAATGAAGAACACTTTACTCAGTTAAAAGAAATTTTACTCAACATGCGATTCATGCCAGCGGGTAGAATCCAATCAGCAATGGGAAGTCCAAGAGATGTTACAGCCTATAATTGTTTTGTATCAGGCACTATCAAAGATAGTATGCAATCTATCATGGAGAAAGCTACACAAGCAGCAGAAACAATGCGCAGAGGTGGTGGTATTGGGTATGACTTTAGTAATATACGCCCTAGCGGTGACAGGATTGTTAGTCTTGATAGCTCCGCTAGTGGTCCTGTTTCTTTCATGCGGATTTATGATGCTATTTGCAGGACTATTGTATCGGCTGGTCACAGGCGAGGAGCTATGATGGGAGTGTTACGTGTAGATCATCCTGACATTGAAGAGTTCATCAGGTCTAAACGTAACGGTCATGCTTTAACTAACTTTAATATTTCAGTAGGTGTTACGGATAAGTTTATGGAATGCGTAACTAAAGATGCAATGTTTCCTCTTACCTTTAAAGGTAAAGTCTATAAGGAAATAAATGCAGCGGCTCTTTGGGATGAAATCATGAGAGCTAACTGGGATTGGGCAGAGCCTGGGGTTTTGTTTATTGATCGTATCAATGAAGAAAATCCTCTTTATTATTGTGAGAGTATAGCCGCCACTAATCCTTGTGGTGAACAACCCTTACCACCATTCGGTGCTTGTCTTCTGGGGAGTTTTAATCTTGTTAAATATGTAAACGTCCAAAGAGTTGGTAGTAATCTTAAATATAGATTTGATTTCGATCAGTTTACTAAAGACATACACATTGTAGTTAATGCTATGGATAATGTAATCAATCGAACTATCTATCCTTTACTTGAACAACGTAAGGAAGCAGAACTTAAACGGCGAATGGGATTAGGTATAACAGGATTAGGTAATGCTTTAACCCTTATGGAAATGGAATACGGTAGCTCTATAACCATACGTTTTATACGTAAGTTAATGCGTTGTCTTACCTATACTGCTTATGAAGCTAGTTCAGATAGAGCGGTAGAGCATGGAACATTTCCTTTGTATGATGAGGAAAAATATTTAGCAGGTAAATTTATTTCTAGATTTCCTGATTACTTAAAGGAGAAGATTAAGAAACAAGGTATGCGTAACAGCCATCTTATTTCCATAGCTCCTACTGGAACTATAAGTTTCTGTGCTGATAACATATCAAGTGGATTAGAACCAGCCTTTTCTCATGAAGTAAACCGCACCGTCAATACGGAATTTGGTTTAGTTAATATTATTCTCAAAGATTATGTCTATAATAAATTTGATAAGAGAGGAGAAACTACTGAAGACCTTACTACCGATGCTCATCTAAATACACAGATAGCTTGTCAACCCTATGTTGATAGTGCTATATCTAAAACGATTAATGTTGGAGAGAAAGTTACCTTCCCTGAGTTTAGAGATATCTATACTAAAGCTTGGAAGGGAAATCTTAAAGGAGTAACTACCTTTCGATTAGCAGGGAAAAGATATGGCATCTTAAATAAAGTAGAAGCTAATGAGGCAGAAGGTACTGCTTGTTACTTTGATCCTGATACGGGACAGAAAGAATGTGCATAAATATTTGGCGTACAAAATATTCTAGATGGGTTGCTGGTAAGATCGCTATCTTAGATGCATGGCTATGGCGTAAATGTTGGAGTCATAAAAGTGGTAGTAATTAAAAGTATCCAAGAAAAGATAGACGTTTTGAAACACGAGGTAGATGTACTAAGAAATATCTATAACTCTATGGACCATGATGGTGGTAGATTTAACACCGCTGCCTCTGTTTTAGAAGAACGTATTAAACAATTAGAGTTTGATGAGTCATTTCGTAGGTAAAAATAAAGAAATCCTCTGTACGCCATTTTAAAGCCCGTACAGAGGAATCTCTTGTTTTCCCAGGGTAGCCTACCAGAAGGGGTAGGAGATGGCTACTCACAGAGCAACCTAGAGGATCAATTATCCTTCTTCATCACCTTAGACATGGCCCTACTCCCAAACCAGAAGGATAGGACGGCTGCAAATAGTCCTTGGGTATTTTCATTCCAAATTTGGTCTATCATGGCAGGGTGAACCAGACTAAAGATAACTGATATCTCAACTCCAACAAACATGAAGAAGAAAAAATAAGTTATCACTGGTCTAACCGATGCCCTTAATGCTGAGATAAAAGGACTACTAGTTTTTAAAGTCTGGTCATGTTTATATAAAGACTTCAATTCTTGGATCTCTGCTTTGAGATCAAGCTCCTTTAATTTATTAGCAGTTAAAGCTTCAGCATATTTAGCTTTAGCTGCGTATAATTCTAATTCAAATTCATGGTCTTGCTGTTTCCTAAAGTATCCTAATACTTCAGGTACTACCCCACTTGCAAATCCTAATAGTGAACCAATAAGTGATATCATGATTTAATCTGTCTCCTTAAATGGATGTTCTTCTGCTCCATTAAATACTTTTAATATTTCATTTTGAATGGAAGATAATGCTGTATATAATAATGTTACTTTAACATCTCCCATTATCCAATTATCTGTTGTTCCATCTTCACTAAAAGATAAAACAAAAGCTCCATTAACTTTAGAATTATTTCTTATCTCTTCTTGAACTTTATCCATAGAAGATAATACAAAATGATGAGTCTCTTCAGGAGTTAGTTCTGTTTCCCCTATTCCTACATCCATTGTTATGTTTGGTTTGTGTGGATGTAAGTGAACAACATTACTAACTACAGGTGGTTCATCAACCATTGTAAGGTTTTCCTCCGAAGGTAGGTAGATTTTTATATTTAGAAGTTTTAAAAATAGTTGGAACCATTCCTCTTCCATAAACCTGTAAGTCCATATCTACTCCTTCCTTTTCTAATAGATGTTCAAAGTCTTGAGCCAAAGCTAATAGCTCACCTGTCGTATAGAATACATGTTCAGTATTAGTCTCGTCATCTAGTATCCCTGTCTTTAACCACTTCTGTTTTCCATATAGATCTACCGCATCTACATCTTCCGGTGTACCGTCTGCCGCACAGTCCATACCAAAGATATGAAAACTTCTAAAGCCTAGTGTATGCATTAGTCCTACACTACGCATAGCAGAACAAGTTCCACCTGTTATAAGTTGCTGTCCTTCTAAGTCTGGTAGTTCTAACAAAGCTCCAGTATAAGCGTGCCATCCTATGATCTTAGCTTTCTTTTTATGAAGATACTTTGTTACGTCAATGTTAGTCATACTTGCAATGAAGTATCTGGTACTAGGATGCGGTTTCTTTAGAAGTTCCTTACGTACAATACCATGTGTGGATGTCCCTTCAAAAGGACGAGGATCAAGGATAACACAACCCCAAGGGATAATACCATTCTCAATAAGAATATTATGGGAATGTTTTACACATACAACTTTACCCCCTTTGTTCTGTAACTCCCTAATCTTTTCAATATCATCTACCATCGAAGGACCAGCGGATACAATAATAGCTTCTCCATTATGCCAGTGATATCTTTCTACCATCTGACCATTAAAGATTTTCATATTCTCTTCTACATTATCTTGAATGTTATCAGGCGGTACACAATCTCTAGGTGTTACTTGAACAGGGACACGGTGAAATTCTGGTACTGGTCCTAGCTTACGATCATTAACAATCATTACTAGATTAACAATACCCCCATTCTTTACAGGGTCATTAGAAGCTATAATCAATCGTCTTTGTTCTTTACTTGTTCTATCTGTACCACCCAGGATTTCATTAAATAATTTATTAACTCCTAGAAATTCTTTCGGTGGTATCTTACCATCAGTATCTTCTGTATAGTAATCATCCATAATAATAACAGGGATATGTTTACAGTATTCATAATCACTCTTCACTGTTTCTTCTGAATGACCACCATCAATAAAAACAAAATCAGGTTGGATATTATAAGTCTTACATAAAGCAGGGTCTTTAAGAATTTTTAATTTATCTTTTGAATCTCCTTGCATGAGATAGAAAGTTAATGTCTTATCTAATTTAGCATACTCTTCTGCTAAAGCTGTAAGTTTTAATTCAACAGATCGTTTAGTAAAATGTTTCTTAACATTAAATTCTTTTTCATCAGTTGCTTCAGTAGCTTCTTCAAATAAATCTACCCCAGTATAATGAACTTTATTAGATGAATTGAATGCAGCTTGTATCATACTTGATGCAGTCTCTCCATTCCAAGTTCCAACTTCTAAAATATTCTTGCGTTCATAATGCTCTATGACTCTACAGATATCAAAGTATCTAGTGCCTTGTGTATTCGTACCTACGAAACTTGTACCCGCATACTTCTTATTTCCTTTTAAATGAACTATGTGATTACCAAGAGGCGAAACATCGAAGGCATCTAAATCCTCACAGTCAGGGGTGAAGTTTCTAGTTATCATACCATGTACTTCATGTAGAGTACGTAGTCTATCAAAGACAAAGTTATCCGCGAAACACCGTAAGGCTAATACCTCATCACTGGTATAATAGTTTACATAATCTTCTATAAATACTCGTGTGACGGGACTAGTGGTACAGTATCCAATATAAGAAGAACAGGTAGCATAGGCATTCTTTCTTCCAAGAAAAGTTAGATCTGGTATATCACCATCTTCATTAACTTTATGTGCTTCATCTAATAGTTCATGTGTAATCGTATCATAGGTAACACTATCAGCATCCAGCCATATTAACCAATCACTTCCTGCCTCCTTTGCTTTATAGAAAGCCATGTGTTGTGCATAAACTTTATGACTAAACTTAATAGCGTCTTCATAAAAGTTATAAGCAGCTTTAGGATTTTGCTTACCATTGAATTGTTTATTACGCTCTTTAAATTCTAAAAGGTTATCATTCTCTAACAGATCAAAGTATTCTATATTCTCTGCTGTTGGAACATCATCTGGTAATGGATAACCATCACAGTAAACTAAAAGATTAATATCTTTAGGCCAGTATTCTATAAAACTTTTAAGAAACTTCTCTCCATATACTTCCCAATTACTAATAGGAAAGGATGTGACAATTGTATACTTCATTATTATCCTATTAAATCATTTATAATTAAATTCTTTGGAACACTACTTAAATAGTCTATCCAAACTTCTCCATAATCACAGTCTCTATATTCCTCAAACCAAGGACCACCCTTGGTATAGTGTATAGCTTTAGGAGTAGAACCTGCTGTTACCCCTGGTACAAAGTTCCACTCTCCTGGTAACGGACCTATATCTTTATCCTTTACCCATTGAAACTTATGTAGATAAGAACCTGATGATTGATTAACAGCTATATGATCTAACTTCTGTACGGAAGGATGATTAAGATTAAACAACATCATAGAAGACCAGAGCTTCTTGTTATACCTAGTCTGTATCATGCCATCCATCTTCTGCCGTTCTGTTTTCTCTGGTAGCCAATTAAACTTAACACACATAACAGCATACTTATCATCAGCTAAATCAAATAGCTTATTGATATCTTCATTAACAACTATATCCCCATCAAGAAACAAAGCCCAACCATCCAGTTGTTGATGGCGGCATATCTCAGGTACAAGAAATCGGGTAAAGGAAAATTCAGTAGAGAAAGGTTTATTATCTATGGAGTCAAAGTATTGTCCATTAGCATTGGTAAAAGATTTACGATAGTAAAGCTTATCATTACGTAGTTGTTTCTGGTGGACGTATTGAATTGAAAGATCAGGGTCAGAACTATTAGTAAGGATTGTAAACTTACAAACAATAGAACCTATCGCTTCACGGTTATCCCAACCGATAAAGACATGTCTATCTTTAGCCATAATTATATTAATATCTCTGTGTAATTAAAAGATTAACTATAACATAACGTAAGAGTTAGAGGTTATACAAGAACTATTTTTACCTTGGAACCATCTCTTTAAGACGTTCTTCAATCAACGGTCCAAACTTTCTTAGTTTCTTCTGAAGTCTTGGTATCTGACCTTGAAGTTCTACAGCTACTCTCTCACGTAAAGCTCTTACTCCTAAGTTAACTACTTTTTGTGGAGACTGATCAGCTAAAGCTTCTTCATTAAGTTGACTTACTTCATTAAGTAATACATCTATTTCGTTATTGATCTCATTTATACTTGCAGAGTCGGTAGCTCTATATAGATCAGCATGTAGTTTAGCTAGATTAGATAGATAATAATCCTGTAGGTTTTTAGATTGACCTTTCCAGAAATTAAGTAATCGTTTTTCTCTACGTGCAGTAGATACATCTTCTGGAGTAAACCCTACTGCTTGTTTTAATCTATCGCCTAGTGTTACTTGGTCTGCTGGTAACATAACCCTACCTTGAGTAGTTCTAATAGGCATATCAAGATATCCACCCACTGCTGACTCAGCGGCATAGCGTAAAGATAAAGGAAGTGGAGAAGTAATAAGCATAGGATAGTTTCCAAGCTTAATAGCTTCATGTATTCGCATAGCTGTATCAGCCATTAGTCCACCAAATGGTCCTGTTGCAGCCATCAGATCACCTTGCATTAATGTAAAGGGTAATACCTCTCCTGCACCCATACGTCTGGATACATCCATACCTGTAGCTCTACTTAGTCCACCTCTCATTATTACCTCTACCATTTCAGGATGGAGATAACCAAGCATAGCTTCTCGTACACCATACTCTAGATCATAGTCATATCCTCTGGTAGCTCTACTGGCAGCGGCAAGAAGTTGTCTAAGATTTTCTGCAAAGGGTAGTCCCATCATCCCACCGAATGCTACCATAGCTAGTAGCATACTACCCATCATTGTTGAACCCATCTTCTTATCAACACCAGCTACCCTCATAGCTTTAGCCCATAGTCCAAAGTATTGTAGAGGAAAGGACATAAACTGAGTAGCTACATTCATAAGACCTGATCTAAATAGCTCTGGTCTGTTTTCCTTACCAATCAGGAACTGTGTATTATAAACCATCATTTCCCCTGCTAATTCAGGAGTCATCTTGCCTTCATGGAACATGGTTACTTCAGAAAACTTTTGGAAATTACGGAGATTTTTATTTGATTTGGTAGCTAGTCTATAGGTAGCTAAAGCTGTAGAGATACGATTTATTTGCTCAACACCCCCAAACATAAAGGCTGAAACATCCATTACTTTTTCCATACTTCGTGCTGTAGTACCCACAAGTCTTTGACCTTCTAATACTTCTCCTAATCCTTGTTGATATCTAGCACCAAGATCAAGGTTAACATTAGCTTGTATATCTCCCTTACGTGAAAGGTAACGTAAGTAATTCCATTCATCTTGAGTTATACCTTTATATGGAGGTTCTTTTAGTTGAAAATCAAAACCATAAGTATCAAGCCTATTTTTAATTTTCATTAACTTGACAGCATCTTTTAATCCACGTAGAACTTCTTTAGTAGCTAAAGCAGGATTACCTGTCATAGCAGTAAGAAGAGGAATGGTAGTAACAAAAGGTTGACTAAGGTTAACCATAGCAGAAGAGAAGTTAGCTCCTAATGCATAGTGGAAAGCAATGGTTTTAAACAAAGCTCCAGGCTCACCTTCTTTATTAATATCATCTAATTGATGTTGAGCTAATGCAGCTAACTTTTGATATCCTTCATTATCCATTCTCTTTATAGAATGTTGAAGAGGTCTGGTATACTCTAGATTAGAAGCTGTATCGGCAGCACTACGTATATAATTACTTAAAGCAATAGGAAGAAAGGTATCTATATTCTTAGGGGTAGCATAGCCAACAATAACTTCATTACCCCGTTGAGCCATATATCTACCAAAGCCTGTAGCATTAATAGTATCTTCTAAATCTTGAAAGAACTCATATATCTCTCCCTTCTTTTCTTTAAACTGTTTTTCATAACCAATCATTTCCGCTAACCGTTGTACTGTATTAAGTGTCGGTTGATCTAATAATCTTTTAGTAGTTTCTACATCTCTAGTTTTTATCTCAGTAACTTTATATTTATCAGAAGGAAAATCTGTTATAATTTCTTTACGTAATTCTTGTAATCTTTTTAATTGTGCTTTTTCTCCTACATCAAATGCAGCAGGAGTACTTGCATAATAACCTACAACTTTACCATCTTTTTTATTTTCTGTTACTGTAAAGTAATGATTACCATACCGTAAACGAGGTACATAATACGGATGATCAGCTAAAATATTACGCTGCTCATTCATCATAATAAGAGTACTAGCTTGTCCTAATGCTCTTCTATATTTTTCAGTATCGAATTTACCTATATCTTTAGGAAGATTTTTAGAAGCTGCTCTTAATTCTTTATATAAAGGACTGTCTTTATATATAGCTGCAAGTTTCTGTTTTAAATTTCTTTTCTGTTTACCTTTGCCTGTAATTACTTTTATCTTTTTACCTTCAGGTAATATCTTATTTATATCTTCAATATATCTTGCAGCCGATTCAATAGTTTTCTCTCTTAAACTTTCATGAGTATCATCAAAGCTTTGTTCTACTCCATCATAAAGTTTATATCGTTGTAAATTAAATCTAGCATAGGCTCGACTAACAATATCAAACATAGTTCTAAAAGATTTCTGTGTTTGTTTAAACTTATCATTCTCTTCTTTAGTAAGAGTAATAACGGCTCCTGGTTTAACTTCAACTTCTTTACCTTTATTTAAACTATTTAAAATAACATTAAAGTTATCAATAGTAATGTTACTATCTTTAGGAAGTTTCTCAGGTATCTTAACTGTTAATCCACCATCTTTTGTTTCAGTTACATTCTTATCAGTAAGAACACTTCCCTTTCTATTACTAAACAAAGCATCAAGAACTAGAGAAACTGTACTAATTTTAGCTACCTGTTCAGGTGGGGTATTCTTCATAAACCCTTCAACAAATTTAAATCCAGTTGAATCATAAAGCTGTCGCTTCTGTCTACGTTTAAGAATAGAACGGGAAAAAGGACGATAGATAGGATTAAGATCAGCAATTCGTAAAGGATGATAAACTTTATAAAACGCAGAATGTAAAGCTCCTAATGTTTTAGTTAACTTCCCTGTTTTACCTGTACCTTCTTTCTCCCATCGTTTCTTAATTAGATTAGCAATTCTATTTCTTTCAGCAGGAGTAGTAGCAGCAGAGATATCTATAATAATACCATCAACAAAATCTTCTTCATCTTTAAACATACTGTTAAGGCGTTCTTGTTCGGTAACATTAAGGTCTAAATACGTACCAGTTTTTATAGCACCATGTACATCTTTAATTAAATCAATAGCTTGTTGAGTTTCCGATTCAGGTCGTATTGGTCTTTCTCTTAGTTTAAATGGTTTACCTTTTGTATCCACTCTATGTTGTTTAGGAACAGCTTGTAACATTTCATTAATAGCTGAACGAACAGGAGATGGAGCTACTTCTTCTACTACTTCCTCTATTGCTACTTCCTCTTCTATTTCAGTTTGCGGTTCACCTGTTACAATTTCGGTAAATTCTATTTCTTCATTAGTTTGAGCAAACCTTTCTTGAAGAGGTGTAAGTTCTGTTTCAACATCTTCTATCATTGCAGTTAAATCATCAATAGCCTCTTCACGTTCTATAGAAGGTTCTTGTTGTTTAGTGTTCCATCGTTCTCCAACTCTATAAATTAATTCCTGACGTTTATTATAAAAATCTTCTTTAGCTTTTATTGCTACTTCTGGATCAACTTTTACTTCTTCTATTGTAGCAGTTTCTTCCACAGCAGTAGGAGTAGTTTCAGTTAAAACTGGAAGTGTATCTGTAGGCTCTGGAATTTTATCTTCCAATCCTATAGTTCTACCTGGAGGTAAGGTACTAATATCTACAGGTTCTCCATCAATAGTAGTTTCAGTATCTTTAATAGGTCTACCTACCTCTCTAGCTACAGGAGATATTTCAGGAAATGAAGGTGGAGTTGCCCCAACAATAGAGATAGGTGTAGGTATTTCTTCAGTTGTACCTGCTTCTGTTATTCTTTCTGTAAATCCTGTAGCCGCTCTTTGAGTTTTAGTTGACCGTCTAGTTTGGGCTGCTTGTAATCTTCCTCTATGCTTACGTGCTTGGTTAGTCCATTCATATTGATTACTACCTTTACGTTTTCGTACTGTCCCTTTATTAACAAAGTATTCTATAACCTGATCTATAGCTTTACCACTTTTGAGATTAAATAGATTTCTTATCTTAGAACGATCAAAGGCAACTTCACCTTCTTTGATATCTTTTTTTAATGTACCATCTTTATTTTTTATTGTTGATGATTCAAACAAAGCATCTTCATAACTTTCTATTACAGGTACACCACTTTCATTTACTCCACCTCTAACATCTTCAGTAACTGTAGCAAGTTGTTCATCAGCTTTTTGTTTTTTACGTAACTGTAATTCTTTAGCAGCAACCTTACGTTCTGTTTCCTCTAGTTCTAATATTTTATTTTCTCTACGGTTAGCTAGAGCTAGACCTATACCTGTCTCAGCCGTACCACCAGGTATTTCTGCTATAAATTCTAAAGCTACTGGACCTAATTGAAACTCTTCTCCTGCTACTTGTTGGGCTACAGCTTCACCTACACCACCTGCTAATGGTTGTAATGCGAGAGCTTCGGCTGTAAATGCTAGACGTTCAGGAATTTTACTCTTAGGAGTAATAGCAGGAATCTCATCTATATTTTTTCCTTTTACTTTAGCTTCTGTTTTTCTAGCGGCTTCTAAAGCTTTGTTAGCTGTGCGTCTACTTTTACTCAGCGTAGCAGCAATCTTACCAGCAAACCCTACAGATAGCCCATCAATCAAACCAATAGGAATACCACGCTTGGCAGCATGTTCACTAAACTCTGCCATACGTTCTTCATCACCAAGTAATTTAGTTACAGCTACATCATCAGAAATATCTTCTCCAGTTTCATTAAGATATTTCTGCATCTCTTCAAGTAGCGTTCCTTGTACTTCAACACTAAGACTACCTAATCCAGCAATAGAGCCAATAGCTATGGCACTAGGAGGAAAAGCCAGAGATGCTAACATAGCAGCAAAGGCAGGAGAATATTGAGCAAGAGATTCTGCTACAACATTACCTACGGCACGTAGCCCAGGCATAGTTGTAACCTCATCCCATATCTCTCCAATGCTTTCAGCTTCAACAATGTTATTGAGACTATCTAGAACTTCCTTATCGTAAGGAACTTGCTCTATATACTTTTGGTATTCCCCTATCTCTCTTGCTGCATTCTCAGGGTTATCTAATCCAAGCTGTACTTGCAGCGCATTAGCTCCTTGGCCTAGACGGTAGAAACCTCTGGCAAAGGCATCAGGTATTCCAGATAAGGGATGTTCAGGATCTTGACTAGCAGCTTCCATACCGCTATCACGATAGGGTAAGTAGACGTTATCTACATACCATTCAGCATCTTCATTTGTATGTGAATACAAACTAGGAATATCTACAGCAGTTTTTTCAGTGCTTCCATCAATATAGAAATTTCTAGTAGGCATGGAATCTCTTTCTATTTAGATGCTACTACTGATCGTTTAGGTAAAGTAGTACTAGATATTGTAGCCCCTTCAACCGCTTCTAAATCTCGTATAGTTTTTTGTAGAATTGCTTCATATTCTTTAGAACCACCTACAGAAGCTACACTTATATCTTTAAGAATCTCTAATTTCTTTGATATAATTTTAATTAGCCTATCTTTTTGTTCTTTAGTTATTGCTTTACCACGCTTGGCAGCTTCAATATCTGGTCTAGCAGCATTATACAGAGCTTGAGCTTCGTATAGAGCAATCTGTGCTTTAGACATCTTACGTTTTGAAGTTGTTGATTCAAATTCTTCTAACGCTGCTGCCGCTGCTTCTGAAGTATCTTGACCTGCTTTACCAAACTCTGCTGCCATCTTAAACCAAGGTAAGGCTGCACCAAAATCAAAGATAGTTTCATCAGTTTCAGTAATTATTTCTTCTGGTTTTTCTTCAGGTGCTTTAAGAATTTCTTCATCTAAATCTAAAGAAGTTGTAGGAGTATCTGGAATACCTGTATACATCTTAGTTAGTTTTAAATAAAGTTCTTCTTCAGGAGACATTGCACCAGAAGGTGTTAAACTTTCTTCTCCAGATATATCAGGAGCTAATGGACTAAAATCAGGTTGTTCAAATAATCCAGGTGGATGTCCAATAGCTCTTAATGCTTCTACATCACGTTTAGGTAAATCCAATGTTTCTCTTTCTGATTCTTTCATATCTACTACTAAATCACTAGGTTTACCTTTTATAACAATTCTTTCTTCTTCATCTTCATCTTCAACAATTACAGGAGATGGTTGAGCATATGGATCATATCCATGATGCCATGTTCTCCCACCTCTCTGATACCTTTCAGGAGCAACACTCATAAGTCCACCGCTAGCACCAGTTGCTTTACCAAATAAAGACTTACCAAGACCACTGGATATACCAGCCCCTAACGTACCAGCCGCTAAGAGTTGTGAACCAAGACTAGGTGGTTGTTTATAAACTTGAGAAGTCTTATAGGTACTAGGTTGAACATTAAACCCTCTAAGGATACCACTAAGTTCCTGAAGATTTTGTTTAGGGAATGCTTGTTGTCTAGCAAATTCTTCATAACCAATATCAAGAGGCTGTTGAGCAATAGCTCTTTGAGTTTCTCCTGTAGCTTGTAAAGATCCAAGACCTTTTAATTGTGACGCTAACTGTTGGTTAGTTGCTCCAAGTTCCTGTTCAGCCCCTCTAGCAGCGGCAAGACGATCTGCTTCAAAGGTAGATAAGCCTTGAGTATATGCTTCCTGTAATCCTTTCTTACGTATATCATCTAACAGTTGAGCATCTATACCACCTGTTAAAGCTTCTTGAACACCATATCTACCACCACCAAGAGCATTAGCCATCCTAGCTGCACCTTGTCGTTGTTGACGTTTCTGTTCTTGAAGTTTTTCTGCTTCACGAGTTTGAATATCAGTAACAGCTTGCTTATAGGGAGACATATAAGTTTCTTGAAATACCTCACCAGCCGTTTTAATAACCTCTCCTGTTTCAGGATCAACCTGTCCTAACTCATCAAAACCCCTAGCTCCTCTTCCTCGTAATCTTCCTGCTTCTGTATATCCAGCAGCCGTAGGATCACGAAAACTTCTTACTCCTGTTTCAGGATCAACCTGTGTAAATAAATCTTGAAGACCACTAAATGCAGCTTTCTGTTCTTCAGTAACATCAGCTAGTCTTTTACCAGCATCTTCTCCTGGTAATGCTTGAACACTCCACTTACCTTCGGCGTCTTGTACAGCTTCACTTCCATAAGGTACATAAGGTCTTTCATAAACATCTTGGGCAGTAGCAAAAAGTTCTTCAACATAGGGTTTAAAATATTCGGGAAGATCGGAAACCTGTTTAACTGTAGTTGTAGTAGGCGCAGCAGGAGCAGGTGCAGGATCATCTTTATCAAACATCCCATATTCCCTTAGTCCTGTAGTTGGGTTAACAGTACCAGAACCACCCATAGCTTTGAGTGCAGCAGCTTCATATTTATTTACATGAGCTAGTTCTGTATCACCACCTCTACCATAACCAGATATCTCTTTATAAAGTTTATTAAAGAGATCTATCTTACGTTTTATTGTTAGCGTACTCATATTAAAATTCCCTATATTTTTTTAGCGAAAGAGTATCCCGTTACTCTCATCCCTTTTTTTGCTAAATCTTTTTGCCATCCCATTCTGCCATTAATAATTTTAATTCTATTACAGTTATTATCTTTGGCAAAGTTTTCTATTACTTCAAAATAATCCATCCATAAATTTCTTTGTTGTCCTGCACATCCTAATATTTCTAATACAGTAGTTTCATCTTTACTTGGATTACCTTCTATAAGTCGGGTAACTAACACCATTAGGATATCATCTACATCTTCTTTATCCCAAGCCATCCATAATAAACTACTATTATCTATTACTAATTCTTTAAAGACTTCTTCTAGTCTATTTGAATTAGGGTTATCCCATATTGTTTCAAATAAAGGTGCAATCTTTTTCCAGATCGGAAGAATATAATCAGGATGAATGGCAGAAAATTCTACTTGCATTCAAGTTGTTAACTCCTATTATACTATAGTTACACCATCTTACGTAACCCTGACATATGTATTTCTTTAGGCTGTTGTCCGGTTCCATGTTTCTGTAACCTAACATCCTTCATGAAATCATACAATTTTTCTGATCCAGCTTTCTGAGAACCGTTACCTAATCTTCGTACCACATCTTTTGGTACAACAAATTCATCAGAAGAAAGTCTAGCTACTCTTACTCCATCTATACCAGTTTGAATAAGATCGTCTAGTCCACTACCTACACCTTTTACTGGACCTTTAAGAATACCTGTTCCACCACCTAAAGCATACTCATCACCACCACCAAACAATTCGGTTAACCTACGATGTCCTGAATCACTAGAGCCATCACCTACATTTGATACAACATCAGCAGGTAGGACAAAGCTACCACTCTCCATCTCTTCATCTATCTCCATAACTCCACCTTCGGCTGCATAGTTAGGTTGCCATCCTATATCTACATTAGGTGGAGCAAACACAGTAGGCTGCATCATTGGTGAGTCTTTATATTTAGATCGTTGAGCTTCTATATAAGCCCTACGTTGTTCAGGAGTCATAGATTGAATTTGTGCTATCTCTACTTCGGTAAACTCAGGCATTTCAGCAGGAGTTGTTATAGCGGTCTGACCTACCATAGCAGCAAGAGGACCAGAAGCTTCACTAGCTAAAGCTTTATATACAGAAGGTTCAAATTTAGTTAAACCTTGCCATAATCCTTTTCCAGACCTAGATAATTGCTCTCCATATCCTCCTAATTTACTACTCCACCCCGTTGTAGCAGGTGTAGCACCACTCCATCCTCTTTCTGCTATATCTGCTACACCTGGATCACCAAATGATTCTAGACGTTTTGAAAATTCACTTGGACCTAATGCTGTTTTACCTGATACTACTTGTCCTTCAAAACCAGATTTACTTAATCCTTCGGCTGCTTGTCCAACCCTACTTATACCTGACCCTGCATAACCAGATAGTCCACCTTTAATAGCATCTAGGAAGCTTCTCTTCTTACCAGCTAAAGCATATTGAGTACCTGCACCAGCTAACATAGCAGGGATATGTCCCATCGGTCCTAGAAGCCATCCTGCTGCCATAGGAGCTAGTGATTTAAGGATACCTGCTAAACCTCCCCGTCTATAGTTTGCTGGAATTTCTCCACCGTGTCGTGCAACAGGAGTATCCTTCCAGCCCAGAGGAATGCGGTGAGGATCATATCCTTCTATAAACTTACGTTCAGAAGGAAGCTCAAAGTCATAATCTTCTCGTGAGTCAATACCATAACCTACGTGTTCTAATATATCATCATCCATTTTAATAGATGGTAATTTTCCATATTTTTCTTCCTGATCTTGTAAATGTTTTACCTGATCTTTACCGCTGTATTTGTTTGTTACTTTCTCTATATATAAACCATCTTTAAAACTACGCGGCCAATATTTATATAATAACCAATCTTCCACACTTACTTCTGGTTTATCTGGAAAACTGTATCCACTTAGATCAAGATCATAAATTGCATTTATTTTATTTAGTATATCTTCTCTAGTTACAGTATCGTCTTCTTCTAATTGTTCTTCAACTGAAGAAGATGAACCTCCTCGTCTATAGTTAGCTGTACCTCTTACATCTTCAGGGAAGTCCAGCGTAGCTGTAACATTCTCAGGCATTTGTATATCAATTTCTCTAGGCACGGGACGAGCCTCCTCTATAGTGGTTTGTGTAGCTTCCTGTACTGCTTCTGGTTCCATAGCAGTAGCTGTAGTTTCCGATATGGATATAGGTGGTACAGGTTGTAATGGTGAATATGGTTGTTGTGTC